TTTTTCTTAATATCTCTTATCTGTTTTTTTATATCCTTTACATCTTGTGATCCCTTCATGTTTTTAATGTCTTTGTAAATCTCAGGAAACATCTCTCTTAAGTTCCCTTTTTTATCTTTTTTCTTTTCTTTTTTATAAGACTTGACATTGTATTTAATAATAGATCCTGCTTCAGATGGTAAGCCACCTAGTCCATATAAAAAATATAAAAATGCATTTGCACCAACCTCTCCTTTTACAGAAGGGTCTACTTCCCTGGTCTTACCATATTTATCTTTATATGAACCAGTTGTACTAATTTTAACCATCTCAATTAAATCTACAGCATTTTGTCCTTGTATACCTAAAACACCTAATTGCTGTAAAAATGTTTTTTCATCATTAGCGAAAAATTGAAAAGGATCTTCGTCATTACTAATCGCTTCTATCATTTTATTAACACCAAACATAATTTGATCATCTAGAACAGGAATAGGAGATAAAATATCTTTAACAACGTTACCAGCCCTACCTTTAATTCTGTTATCAAATGATCTTTGTTGATCTTCTTCATCATCATCACCAGTAATCCCTTGGGATATAGCAGCTAACCCTTGAGTAACAGCAAAACCTATTAAGTTAAATGTAGCGGTTTCTACTCCAAGACCAGCTAAAGAACGATATGCACTATTTTTATCTTCTTTTGTAGCTGTTTTACTTGATGCTATATTTATATCTGTATACATTCTTGTCTTTTGATTTGTCAAGAAGTTGGCAAATGGAAATAATGTTTTACGAGCAAACTGCGCACCAAAACTTTTTCCTTTAAATAAATCACCTTGTAGGTCTACATCTGAAACATTCTGTTGCCTTCCCACTTGTTGTTCGGCAAAAGCGCCTGCTTGTTTATTTACTTTATGATTTGACCAATCAATATTAGAAGGATCTATACCTTGTTTTTTTAAGTTATTCATATAGTAAGCCATCCAAGAGGCTTGAGCTGCAAACTTATCCGGCGAAACCAAGAATCTTTGTAAATATTCTTTTTGAACTTCTAACAAAACATTACCAGCCTGCTCCAATTTACCTTCAGCAGCCTTATCCATTTTTGTGTTAGTCCCTTCTAAATTTGTTATAGACTGTAAGCCACGATTAGCAATTTCATAACCAGAATTACTCAACCACTCTCTTGCCTCAGGACTTGATGTCATTAAAGAAATACCTTTACCGACAGAACCAAGGTCAAGCATTAAATTTGTAGCTGTATTAATCAAGGGAACTAATTGCTTAAGCACTTGCGTTGGTCCACCTAAAACTCTAGAGACTCCGATACCCGCTAATTTATTCATTATTTTAATAGCCTCTTTTTCTGTAGCCTTTTCACTTGCTCCTCTTTTGGCATTTACGTAATTCTGAAACTTGCTAAAAATAAGGTTTCTATTATCTACATCAGGAACTAATTTTTTAAACTCAGGGTTCAAATTTTTTGAAGTCCCCATAAATCCTTTCATTACCTGTATACTTTCTGCTGTTTCAAGATCTGTTAAAGCATCTTTTAGATTACTTAGATTGGAAGAATCAAACCCGAGATTTACAACTCTTCCAGTTGTAAGTCTTTTAGGTCTAACAACATCCATTAAAACACCTGATTCTTTATCGTAAATTTTTTGTGAAGTACCTTGAAATTGAGGGCTTCCAATCTCCTGGTCAGTACTACCAGCTTGATCTTTCAATAAACTAAATGAGTCTGGTGTGTAGTTTATATCTTTACCTAAAACTTTGTTATATACGTTTAAAGATACATTTTCTAAATCAGGTCTAATTTTTGACCACTCAGCAGTCATCCACTCAACAGCTTCTTTATTTGTAGGGTCAACCTTATTTTCAATATCTTGTATACTATTAGATCCTGACAGTATTTTATCAGCAGCTTCTTTAATAAGTTGAGCTTTTTTTGTTTCTCCTGAGTCGTTTAAGGTTTTAATAGTTTCTTCAACTAAGCCTTTACGTCTTTCAAATTCAATTCTTTGATCCTCTTTAGTTCCATCTACCGTTCTTCTCATGAAAGCAAATAAACCTCTTTCTGTATCATTAGCCGCCGTGTTAAAATTTGTACCGTTGGGCTGTGTTCTTGTAGTGCGTTTTATTGAATTAATTTTTCCCGTAGGTTTTATAAACTTATCTACATAAGATTGGGCAATTTTATTTGTAATTGTTTCAGCTTTTGCCACTCCGTTCCTAAATCCGTCAAACCCAGATAACCTATTAAATATTCTAGCTGTAGATGTCCCTTTAAATATATTTTCTATTATTCTAGGAGTGTTGCCTAAATATCTAAACCAAGTATTAGCAAATGCTTTAGATCCAAAGTATTTTAAAGTTTTCCCTGGGTTTAATAATTTATTTGCTTTGATAACGTTCTTCATTCCTTCGTTACTCTTAGTTGTAGCAACCATTCCGCCCGTCCCTTGATTAACGACAAAATTAACCATAGCATCTAAAGCTTCTAGTTTATCTTTGGTGGTATTCATTAAGTCAAGATCTATATTCATAAAATCTTTTATGATTTTTTGATCTTGTTTACTTATATTTATTTTTTCTCCAGTAAAAGGGTCAATGTTGTTTTTTATAATATCATTAACTATTCCTTGATAAACATTGAAAGCTTTCTTTACGCCTTTATTTATAATAGACTCCTTAGCTATTAGCTTGTCCTCCTTAGCTTGTATATCTTTATCTCCATCTCCTTCTTCAAGAATTTCACGCATTTCTTCAAGAGTAAATTCGTTAGAATTTAATCCAGTTAAATCACTGAACGCCAAGGCTTCAGCTTTTCTTATTATTTTATTTTCCTTAGCTATCTCCTTAGATGTATACTTGTCAAGGGCTTTTATATCCACGGTGTCAGCTACAATAATATTAGCATCTTTATCAGTCTTGCTTTTTGTTAGACCATCTACAACTTTTTGTGCGTTTTCTAAATATAAATCTAAATCACTCACTAATGCTGGATCAATTTTTAAAAATTGTTTTGCAGAAATCGAAACCTCTCCATCTAAACTTTCGCTTTTTAAAAGCTTTTTTATTTTTCTAGATAAGTTATCAGCATCACTAAACTTCTTAGCGTTATTCGCGTCTGTATTAACTTTATCGACATATTCTAAAACCTGACTGACTAGGCGGGGGTTGTTTAAATTCACACCCGACACCTTGTTAATTAAGGAGTTTGCTTTTTTTAAGGTTATTGATCCTAACTTTTCTAAAGATTTTATGGAATCAGACAGAGATTTTCTTCTTTTAGTCTGATCTAATTTTGAATCTTTTGCTGCTTTTACTTCAAGCTTTATTTGATCTTTTAAAGCTTGACTTTCGTTAACAGCAACAATTTTAGGCTTACCTTCAGTTATACTCTTTGTTGTTGGCCCTTTCTTTTTACCGAACACCCCTGACTCAGCAGCTTCTCTTTGGTCTCGAACCTCCGCTTGCTCCTTAGCGACAATAAGGGGTTCTCTGTTTGGGTCTATATTAATTACAGTATCTATGTTCGTAGGAGTAGCTTCTACCCCGGTAAGCTTTTTAAATTTTTCTTTTAAAGATGTTAAAGTGTTTTTGTCTATAACTTTTTTACCACCAAGAATATTTAACGCCTCAGCGTTAGGATTGTTTTTCATAAACTCAACAACCTCTTCTAGGGTTACATTTTCTTCACCAACATAATCTTTCCACCCATCCTTTAAACTAACACCATCTTTACTTATCCAGGTTTTTGTTAAGCCAAAATCGCTGGGATCTAATCCGGTTACCTCTCTCCAACTTTCAGGAGTAAACTTTACGCCTATAAGTGGATTTAATTTATCATCATCAAATAAAGTTTTTTTCTCAGAAGATTCTTCTTTTATTAACTGTTCCTCATTAACTATTGCTTCAGCAACTTCTTTAGGATTATTACTTGCATCTGCTATCGCCTGGTTTATTTCACTCGGATTAATACCTTCTTCTAATTGAGAGCGCTGCCCTTCATTAACATCTATAATAGACTCTAAGTATTCTTTCTCAGCTCTCTTTCGAGCCTTCTCACTTACAGGCTTTCCTGTTTTTTTGTTAACTACAGATTCAATTTTACCTTCTTCATTAAAGTTTATTTGCGTAGAAGTTATACCTCCTTTTAGCCCTCTAAGTATAAAAGGCTCTTTAATAGATGGCTTAGTTATAAAGCCAGGATCTTTTTTATCAGATACGGTTTCTGTGGTAGTCTCTAAACCAACCGCTTTCTTCTGACGTAAAGACAATGCGTCAATTTTCTTCGGATTCATTACCTCTGTTACAGGCTTTGATTTAGAAGTTATAACTTCTCCATAACTAGCTTCTATGTAATCTTTATTAGATAGAGTATTTTCTTTTGATACTTCTGTTCCGCTTCTTTGACCATCAATAATCATGGTAAATTCTCTTGATCCGTCTAAATTTGTACGAACCTCTACAGTTGTATTAGTTCCGTCTGAATCTTCCATATTAACCTCAAAAACCTCAGCTTCTTTTACTACTTGACTATCACGAAACCTTTCCTTCTCTTGTTGAACAGGAGCTTCTTGAATAGTTCCTTCAAAGCTTTGTTTCCCATCAGGTGTAGTTGTTAGCTCTCCTTCTGGTTGACCTTCATTCTGTTCTTCTGATTTTACCTCTTGACTATCTTTTTGTTTTAATGAACTAATCTGTTTGTCAACATCTTGAATTTGCTTATCTATATCTTCTTTTAACGGCCCTTCTAATCCCTCTTTTTTAGCCACAAGATTCTGTCTCTGCTGAAGTAAGTCCGAAGCCTCTAACATATTGTCAGAATTTATAATCGTACCGTTAGTTCTATTTAATGCAGTTTGCATTGCATAAATTTCATCATAAACCTCCTTACCCTGCTCGGATGTAAATTGGTTTTCATTAACCATTTTCTCTATAGTCTGGTCCAGATTATCTACTTCTTTAGCAATATATCTTATAGCATCAGACCTTTTATTTCCTCTGATTAGGTTTGGAGCTCCTAAACTAGACGTTGCCCCTATAGTTAAAATTACAGTCTCTATTATTTCGCTTTTTTTAATACTGCTACTTCTGACATCAAGATCTGTAACCTCGTTTAATATTAAATTAATTCCTTTTTCTGAGAATAAAACAGGTAGTTCTTCTATAAATACTTCTTTTAGGTTTTCGTTAGTAAGAGTTTTAATTTTATCTTTTAATTGTTTCTTGCTAAAATCCTTACCTTTTTTCTTCACTACGTCTACTATTTGAGATCGAATACCCTGTAGGCTTGTAAGAATTTTAGTGTTACCACCTGCCAATCCTGAGAATACACCATCTAAACTAGCAATAGCATTACCAGCTATAACGGATTTACCTAAAGCTTCATCTTCAGTTAAGCCGGCTTTTACTAAATCAGCCCTAACTTCCTCTACTGTTCTTGCCAGTGTACTAGCATAAGAAGCTAAACCCATTCCTAAACCTCCTTTTCCCCCTATTTTGGAGGTGAAGATTTTACCGCTTCGTATTAAAGCAAAAAGATTTGCCATTGTTTGAACACCACTCTGAAGTAAAGCGCCTCCATCATAAAAAGTTTCAGAGATTAATCCTTTTGACCGCTCCCTGATTTTTTTAATCTTTTCTTCTGGCAAGATACCCACAACACTTACATGAGTAACATCATCCAGCACATCACCTTCATCGGTAACAATAAACTCTTTCCCGTCCACGGTAACACCTTTTCCGTCAATAACCCCTGATCGTCTTACAGCTCCGATTTCAATATCAAGAGCTTCAGAAGAATCTAACAGTGCTTCAGTAGCTCCAGCTAACACTCCTTTTTTATCAGCTCCTGCAGACGTCAATCCTTGATCAAGCAAGGAAGTGAAAAATGCAAATGTACCCGTAGCAAAATTGGATGCCGTAGTTGGTATAGTTTTAAAAGTTTCAACAGCCTCCGCTAAAAATTGTGTTGTTCCGCCTTTTTGTCCAGCTACATATAAGTTTTTGCGTCTTTCTAAATCTAAATCTGAAGTGTATTTTTTATACGTAGGAAATAACTCTTCGTCAATTTTTTCTATGAAACCAGCTTCTTCTTTAATTTTTTTCTTTAGTTCACTTTTTAAACCAAGGAGTTTTATCTTATCTTTAGGTTCTTTATTTTCAGTTAGCTGAGAATCAATATTAGCTATCTCGGCTATAAGTCCTTTTATTTGCTGGGTTTTATATGAAAGTATTTTTTCAGAATCTTTTTTTTCTTTAAAAAACTCCTCTCCTTCATCTGAAGTAAAGGCGGTTTTAATAAATTTAAAAGACTCCGTCTCTTCTCTCTGAGTTTCTTGCTCCCATTTAGAGTAATCTTCTTTATCAATATTAAGTTTAATGAGAAGATTTTCATCTACCTCGGTAGGCTTAATCTCAATAACTTGTTCTGCTTCTTGTTGAGAAGATATGAGTTGAGGTTCTGATAATTCTGTTTGATCATTTATACTTGAAGAATCCAATGAACCAACCTCTGAATCGGAAACCGAAACGAGCGGGTCTTTTTTTTTTAATGTACCATTATCAACTAAAAACTGTGAACGATTTCCATATTTTTTAACAATATCTATTCCTTTTATTTCAGACCCATTAGGACTAATATAAAACGAATCAACATCAAAATCAATCTTAACTTCTTCTTTTTTATCAGCAGTTTTATCTGTTTGTTTAAAAGTTCCGCTATCTACCAATCCTTGAAATCTATCTCCGTATTTAGATTTAGCTTCACTCTCCGTAATTACAGATCCATTAGGGGTTTCAAATAATAATTCGTCTTCCATTATTGTATGTTATTATTATTGTTGTATTGGTACTCCAAATTCATCTACCTCATCTTTTTTTCTTCTGAGATCACCATACTTCAAGACGTATTTTAATACCTCATCTTCCGATGCAGGGGTGATATAGTCTTTTATTTTTTCCTTAAATATTTTTCCAGTTACACCTGTATCCCCTCTCTCATAATAAAGATCTAAGGGAATTTCCATATCTTCTTTTCCTTGCGTCGATAATATTATTACATCATCAATATCAGTTTCTTCTATATCTACATATGGAGATAATATCTCTTTTAATTTAAAAACGGACTCTTCGGATGTAAAATCTATGTCTGTAAAATCTAGAGCGTCGATTTCTTTATTTACAGAAAATTTAATCGTTTGAAAATCAGGTGATTTCTTCCCTATTTTTCCTCTAGATATATCAATTCTTTGTCGCTCAAGCCGTAACCTTTCAATCTCATTTTTTGTGAGTTCAGCTCTCTCTGTTATCTTCACATCTAAAGATGCTTCAAATAAATCACCCACTTCTTTCTTAGCGGCCGCCAGTTGCTTTTTACCATTTGCAGTGGTAAAGTCTTTAGACCCGTCAGGATTTTTTAAAATCAAATTAGAATCTGCAGCTGCATCCTCTGCACTCATTGTGTATTTATATCCTAAACGATCAGAAAGTATGCTAGATACATGGTTTTCATTAGCCGTAAAGGATTCAATCATGCTCGCCTTAGCAGCTTGCATTTTATTTTTTCCAGCTTCATCACTATATAACGCATTGAAAGCCTGTGTAGTGTTATTACCTAGGCCATCTTTATATGCCTGCTCACCTAAACCTTCAACAGCTTTTACAACCGCTCCTTGAAGATCATACTTATCGTATTGTGCTGTAGATAGTCTCAATAGTTCTGAGGCATTAGAAAATTCCCCTGGATTATTAGATAATCTAAAACCACTGCCATCGTTATTCTTAATTCTTTTAGCGACATTGACCTCTCCGGTAAGTGGGTTTATGTAAGCTCCAGTTGAACTGAAGTTTAAATAACCCTCCATCATTGATCGATCAAATATTTCTTCATTAGAGCTGATGCCACTACTAAGACGCTCCATTGCCTTATCATAATTAGCATTAAAAGATTCACCTGCCTTAAACATTAGTTCAGTACCTTGGCCTAGGTTCGCTCTTCTTTTGTAGTAGTCTCTCTCTGAAATTCTTCCAGATTTTAAATCATCAAGATCTCGTTTCGCTTGAGAAGATGCATCTTTAGAGAAATCCGCCATGAATCTATTTGACTCTGCATTTGACCCTTGAGGTTGATCTAACAGGGATTTAGAGTATTCATTGCTAGCGGTATCAATAGCTGCCTTTCTAGACTCTCTATTTACAACTTCCGCTGCAATAGAGTCTGTCATTTGTTTACCAATTTCACCCCAATTTATCTGTGTAGGCTTATCGTCTCTTACGTAACCGTATCCCATGTTATAATTTATTTAAACTGTAAAAAAGTTTTGATCGGATCTGTTGCCAAAAATATCATACTCAGGAAAAATAGATCTATTAATCATTGCATCTTGCATAGGATCAATACTTGCATCAAGTGAATTAACCCCTGGTTGAAGTTGCTTTTGTAGAGCCGCGTCATCTATAGTGAGAGGATCAACATTCCCATATAAACCGGGAATCTTCATGGCCTGTTGACCAAGACTAAGAAGTGAATTAACTCCAGCTTGATTCGCAGCCACTCTTGCAGCTCTTGCGTCTGCAGCTTCCATCTCAAAACCTTTAGCTTCACCTAGATTTAAATTAGCCCTCTTTGTAGCTAAAGCAGAATCCTCTTTAGCTGCAGCTTTTTGTATTTCCATCAATTCATTATTCATACCAATTCTCTGCCCAGCTTGTCCTGCTTGCATTCCTAAAGCCACTCTGCCTGCAGCCTCTCCAGCTCCACGCTCGCCCTCTCGCGCTGCTTGTAAAACTTGTGCTCCAGATGAAAGTAAAGCTTCACGCTCCAATTCGTAAGCTTCTTTATTTATAGAAAGTCCTTCTAGGTAATTTACCGATAGTTCTTTCTTTGCGTCTGCTATAGCTTCGGCTGCCTCATCAGAAGCTTTTCTTGCTGCGTCTCTTTGCTTGCCTGCCTGCACAAAACTCGCTCCTGCAGATGCCGCAGATATGCCCAAGCTCGTGGCTACTGCTATTGTTGTGAATCCTGCCATATTATATTGATTTTATCATTTCCTGTGTGTAGACGTCTCCTTCTGTGTATCCCATTCTTTTGTAAGTATTAGCTAATCCTTTATGTTTTAGCAAAGCATAAATGAATTTACTTCCGTTAGCTTCACAGGTATTGGTTAGTGTCTCTATTAACATATCAAGAGCTTCTTTACGATTGCCTTTGTATTCCTTGCTAGAAATAATCCAATCAACCCACGAAACTTTTGAATTCGTCATATATATAAATCCTGCGCAAACAGGTGTATCTCCGTCTAAAACTATTAATCCACCCTCACCATCTTCAGGTAAGAAATCTTTTGGTGGGGCTACCCATCCCCAATCCTTCCACCATTTGACTAAAATATCGTCATAATCAGAAGAGTTTAACTTTCTTATACTCAATTTCATACTATTAGATTAGATTCAATAGCAAAGATACTAATTTTTAGGGATTACTTTTCATTACATCTGACTCTATCGCGAATAATTCCGAAGCAGTAACATCACTGTTTTCAATGGTAATCAAGCAATAGTGCCCTAGTAAACCATGTGATTCAGCGAGTGTGTTTTTGTAGGCAATTATAAACGCATTCTCAGTGTCAGGAGCAGTAGCCCCTAATATCGTTGCGTCAACAGTAATCCTTCCCTGCACTAAAGCTGTAATTTGACCCGCCAAAGCTGGTGTATTTGTGGATGAGTTGTTATAATATAGATAATCTCCCACGCTAATAATAGAATCTATATCCACCGTAAAGTTAAAGAACCTTGTGTCTGCAGCTCCTGTATAACTAGTGATGCGACCTATACCGTTTACAGATCGTAAATTAAAAGTATCCAGTATAGCAGGAATTTGATTTGTACTTTTAACATCAGCAAACCAAGCCCCTTCTTTTTTCTTATACCAATTAGAACTGATATACCCATTGCTCTCAATGTCAGTTGATAAACTTGTCTCCCAAGACTTATCTGAATGCAGACTTATGGTTTTAAATATCTTATTAAAAAGAGGGTTCTCATTCATAACAGTAGTAATCCTAGAGCTGTATTGAGTTCCGTAATAGTTATTATAAAGAGGATTCGTATTATGTCTGTATAAATTTCCTTGATTAAAAGTGTAAAAATAATTATTCATTCCAATCATATAATCAGGATTAAAAGAATAAAAAGAAGGCCATCCCTTTACACCGTTACTATACGACAAAGTATACTGAGGCCCTAATGGGACTATTGGTTCGGGTACAGGATTTTTTGGAATGGGTGTAGGTGTAGGAACTGCAGTTGGCGCAGGTGTCGGCGCAGGTGTCGGCGCAGGTGTAGGTGTAGGAAGCGGTGTAGGAACTGGAGTTACAGTAGGAACTGGAGTTTCCGTAAGCTCTCCCCTAAAGCATAATTTTGCTCTTCCGTTCATGTTTGTTCCCTCTAAAACTATAGGGAAAAGGTATATCTTGTAATCTCCTGCTGGTAAGACACCACTCTGAACATATGTCTCACCTTGGCCTTGAGCAGAAGGATTATTGAGATCCGCTCGAATAGCATTATTTCCATAAAAATTAATGACTTCTAATCCATCAGCATTTACTATAACTCCTTGAGCTAAAATTTCGCCTTCGCCTTCAGAATAACTAACCTCTATAACTGACCTGACATTTAAAGTGCCAGTGCCCACCACCATTGTACCGTTTATAGTTACAGTTAATGCATTAGCTATTTCGTATTGTCTGCCTCCGCCATTATAAATCCCGGTTCGTCTGGTCTCGTCCCCTGGTCTTACGCTTATGCATCTTTCAAATAAACTCATATATAAATATTGTGATTACAAAATTACGATTTTATTCTCAATGTATTAGAGTTAGATTCTAGTCTCTATCTTTTCTCCCCAGCCACTAGAGGAGCTGTAAGGCCATAATATCCATTTGTAGGGTGTAGATCCATTATACTCTTTAACGACACTAACGCTCTCCTCAGACCCATTCAGCAGGTCACGGATCATATCTCTACTTAAGTCCTCACGATATACGGAATTTCCATTCTTGTTTTCAAAAATAAAAGCAGCAAAATCATAATTCTCATCTTTAAAGAAATCTTTACGAATTTCAAATGAATCCTTAAATTTTAAAAAATAAATTTCATTAGAATTTCCTGGAGGAACTTTATTTAAAGAACAATTTTCAGTTAAAGATCTATCCTTAAATCTAATACCACTATAAATCTCGTAGTCAGCAATAGACCTATCCTCTCCAACATCATAACCTTTAAATGTATTTTTATTACAAGGGGAGCAAACCTCACCGTCAACTCCTAATAATTGTCTAGTTCTTGCGTGAGCAACATCATTCTTTAAATGCCACTCCTTATCGTCATCCCAATGCTTAGTTCTATTTTCTCTAGTATACTCATGCCAGCAAACCATTTTATGAGGATGAAATAAATCATACCCCCAAGTATAAGCTCTAACACCTATTGTTATTTCTTCTCCATGAAAGTAAAACGAAGGATCGTGCTTAACCTCTTCACAAAATAAACCAAGGGTAAAAGCAAAATGAGCAGAATAAAATCTTGCGGGGACAGGCTCAGTTATAGATTCATCTAAATAGTAAGGTAGAAAAAAAACAACACCCTCTGAAGTAAATTTATCGAACGACATTCCACACGGTTTATCTTCCTTGCCTAAAGGATATTCGTTAGGAATATAAGCAGGCATATACCCCGTTAGCAAAGGTTTCTTATAGCCTTTTAACTGAAGAGATTCAATCATCTCTACACAACTAGTATCCCAACCCTTAACAAACCTGTGATGCGAGTCTATTTGTAATGTATATTTCTCTCCAGAGTAATGCTGCTGAATTTGATTTCTAGCCCAACAAGCCCCTAAAGATTCTTCATGAGGTATATCTATTATAATAAACCTATCATCATTAGCGTATTGACTTAAAACATCCCAAGCATCTTCCTTGCTATGCTGATGAGCTATGCATATTTTTAAAGCAGCTGGATTACTAGCGTTACAAAGCAAATCCTCGATGGTAGGAAGTAGCTCTGGATCTCTATAGCTGGCAATCTGAATAAATATAGTATCCATTTAATTTAATTTATACCTCTAAATTAATGAAAATACAAGTAACTTACACCTAATTACGCAGGACCTGCTATTTGAATTGTTAATGCGGTAGTATCTTCAATGCTACCAAACGCATTACCAGCTCTTAATTCAACAAATCCAGAATTTGCCCAGCCATTTACTCCTCCATTATAAAGTAATGTAACACTAGCATTACCCGTTCCTGAAGATTGACTAACTGAAAAATACTGTCCAGTTTTAGAGGGCGTACCGCCTCCGCTGAAAGTCAAGGCCCAAGGCCCGTTTGCAGTAATATTAAGAATCCTATTATCAGCATAACCTCCAGGATAATTTATAGAGTTAGGAGACATATTTAAAATAGGAGTAATAACTTCTCCAAGTCCCTGAGCCTGGCAAGGTACAAGTGCATTTGGATTACTTACCTCAACATCTTCACCCCCTCTAACCACAGAGGTAACCGTAACTTCAATATTAGCGTTATAAGTTGTAGTCCCAGCCTGATATGTGTTAGGGCTAATAGACGCAACCGTACCGTTAGCAGTTTGAGCCTCTACAAGATTACCAACAATACCGTCTGATATAGTAAGAACCGCATCAGAACATATAAAAGGAACAGGAGTAGGAGGTAATGCAGGACATCCAATAACTAAAGGAGAAACAGCAGTAACATTAGGAACTTCAGATTGCCCTCCGCCGCCATATCTACCATTAATAATATAGGAAACTCCCGCGCTCTCCACTCTTTGAGCATTATCAAAACTATCGTTAGTGATAAAGAAAAAATTACTATTCAAATCACTGCATCTTTGAAGCACATATCCATTTCTAGTAACGTCAGGACAACCAAACGCCCCAGCTACAATCTGTGTTGTAGAAGGAACTGTGTTAGTGGTTGAAGAAACAGTAGGTTGGTTGGAGTCATGAGTCCAAAAATCACCTGAATTACCGTCAAGGAATCTCTGAGAATTACCAGGAGCAGTCGTTAAATTTTTATATCCATTTGCAGGCACATTTCCAGCGGCGTTTTGACATCCTCTTAAGTAATAGTAAACCAAAGTTGGCTGTGGGACAATAGGAACAGAGGATCCTACAGCATTTGCAGAACAAGGTCCGATTGTTACGCCGGCATTAGTATAAGGAGCTGGAGCTAGAACGCTAGCTGTATATGCGTTAGTTCCCAAGGAATAAGTGGAAGGAGTAAACCCTCCCTGAATAGTTCCATTAACAACACTTCCTGTAACAGCATTACCCACCGTTCCATTATTTATAGATAACGAAGCAATCGCACAAGTAAATACAAGAGCTGGAGGCGTTGGGCTACCACCACAATTAGGACATACTACAGCGTCTAACAACACGCAGTTTACAAGTTGCCGAGAAATTACGCCATCAGAATAGTATCCGTCTGCAGCGCAAATAGTAAGATCTGAATCTGTAAATACTGCAGTTGCACTCGCGAAAGTAGCTGCATCAAAATAATAAGTTCCTTGTGCCATTTATTTATTTTTAGATTGGACAGTTTAGTGTTGTACTCCATACGTTGTTGTCTAAAGGAGAATATACTTCTACAATAGCAGTCGTTGGTGAGGTAGCAGATTTAGTGAATGTTGCAGTTCCTACTCCAGCGCCAACTATATTTTCCGCAGGGAAACCTAACGCCGCTAAAGCGGAGTTTAATGCCCCTTGATAGCTAACGTCTCCTCTATAACCAGTGTCTATAACAGTTACTCCGTCATATTTAACGACAATCTTCGAAGGTATAGAAGAAGTTCCTGCAGCAGAGCTCATATTAAAGCTAAGTGATACACTACCAATGGCTGCTCCTACCGTAACATTCGAAACATCTGGAAAAACAGATCCTCCTGCGTAAGCATTAGCTACTCCACACCCTACAACAGGGCCTATTGGAATACCAGGGCAACATGCGTCAACGTAATTATTATCTACATTCAGTATCGCACTAGTAGAATCTCTGTAATCCCATATTAAATATAATTTATCTTGAGCAGCAGTTCCAGTAGGCATAGTGAAGTTTGCGTAGTTCTGATTAATGTTAGTAACAATAGGAGAAGCGGTAGTAGCTGCTGCCACTAAAGCTAATATATCCGCAGAGTTATTTCCATAAGTAATATCAGTTCTTAAAAACTGAAGCTTATTAGAAGTAGTGCTAAATAAGAAGTTATCATCCTGTAATTTGTTACTTATAATACTAACCGTAGCGCCTGCAGATGGAGCGAAAGAACCTATAGGCCCTGATCCGGCTGCATACTGAGAAACAATAGGTATAATACTTGAATCAGCAAGTAAAACCTGGTTTGATTGAACTGCAGATGAGAACGCTCCGTCGATCCAAGAATATTGATTATGGATAGACTGAGTTGCCTCATTACTACTACTTAAAGCTATATTATAGATTGTCATTATATCTTGAATAGGACAGCTAGTATTTATTTGAATCGTATCAGCCGTTGTTGAAGTGGTCGTTACAACCAGAGTGACGCTAGTAGCAGTTACTGAGGTTTTAGGAATAGTAAAAGACCCACTCATAAACACAACTCCCGAAGTACCAAACTCAATACCATTGTAATATGCAGTTATGGTATATCCAACACCTGTGTTAGTTCCTTGAGTAACTAAGTCAATTCCAGATTCACTTGTAATATCAACTAATCCTGTTCCTGCACTAGGAGTATTTACTTGACTTACAATATCGTCAGAAGCAGCATTAGGAATTACGTAGTCTACAACTACTGATCCAATATCTTGACCTACATTTACACAGTATATTGTTTCTTCCGATGGATTAACAAATACATTCTCAGTTACACCACACTGAAGACAATTACCTACAACTTCCGCAGTCTGACTATTAGTAGATAAAACATACTCATTCATGTAAGGATCAAATCCTCCAAGCTTCTGATTATTTGTAGTTTCTACAAAGAAATCTCTAAACCAACCACGCATGCCATACTCAGAAACAACTTCTAGTTGATCATTACCAAGAGAGCTTCCGCTAAGTTTTATTACAGCACCCCTCTTAGAGTCAGTAAAATATTTATCAGCTCCATACGAAGAAAAACTCTCTGGGTTTGAGCTTATACCATACTCTTCAATTCTAGGAACTTGCTTACCAAGAACAGTGGGAACAGATGTCAATACTCCACCTCCACTAGCATCACTAAGTAAGTCTTTCCCCACTAAAACATAAGAAATCTTATCTTCCTGTAAAGTGAGTATATCATCTTTTCTTCCGTATAATTTTTCTACAGGACCAAAAGAAGTCTCAAGAGGCTTATAGTTTAAAAGACCTAAATTAAACTCATTAAGTTTATTTACATTAGTCTCATCATTAAACACGCCGCTATAAGTCAAGTCTGCAAATCTATCAGATTCTTTATATAATTGAGCAGATGTTGTGCTTACTCTATTTCCAAAATTTAAAGGTTTCCCTTTTATTGAATCTCTAATCTTATAGCTCTCCACTCCATTTCCAAAAGATATACAGTTATAAAAGCCAGTGTCAATAATAGCATCCTGTGGTGTTGTCGTTCCACTAGATCCATTCTCAAAATTAATAAGCTGATTCTGAACATTACCGGTATGCTGACCTAAATTATCAATAGGAAAAGATAAATCATTCTCATACCACACATCATCTAAAGCCTCAGCAGGTATTGTCTCAAATACAACTGTATCTCCAGGAACTCTATTTACTTGAATTCTAAAATCATATATGTAAGAGTGCTTAACATCTAATCTAAATCCTGCAACCTCAATAAAAGCCTCTATACTAGCTGAACATAGTAAGAACAACTGATTGGTGGAGCTATCTCTAAAAAACTTAAAATTAATATCTTCACTTCTTGGCGTAGGCATATCTGTTTGAAGTGGTGCTCTAGACTCCGTTTGAAGAACACTGTTGTATGATATATCCCACGCATCATCATTACCACCTATAGTAGACTCACCATTATCTATTAGTAGGTTAAAATCTTCTCCATCCCAAAACTCTTTAAAGTTACTGTAATCTGCACGAGATCTTACATCTAAATCTAGAGTATATTTCCTTTCATTATATATTATTGATCCCGCAATTTTCATCTGATTTCTTTTTGTAAAAAAATCAAAGCTTGTTGTGCTTCCTTCTGGAATTGTATAGTCAATATAACTAGTACTTCCTGTGCCCCCTGGGTTAATGACATTCACAGGATAAGCAACAAAAGCAGCTTCGCCATTTCTCGTTGAAGCATCTGTAAAATTACCGGGATCAACAAAATTACCCCCTGGATCATCGTTACTAGCTATAGCAAAGTTATTAGCATTGATTTTCATATATGTTCCTGCCGCTACTAATATTGTTCCAGCGGGATCATCACCTGCCGCAGGATTCAAAGGATCAAGAATCTTTATAAAATCTTGAGCTTTCACTTCTTTTTCTAACACAGTGGCGTATACGCACGAAGGCATTACACCATTACTATCTGTCTTTACTATTAATCTATCTCCAGCCTCAACCTTACTAGCATTCTCTCCTTCTAAAAAGAAAAATGTAGCGTTACTATCCGGATCGTCAAAATATGTACTCGTATATATTGTCTCGTATGTTGTTCTATCTGGCTTAATAACAAACTTATACCTAGTCGCCCATGATGGCGCAAGCTGAGGAGCTGTAATAGCAGTCGAAGCAGGTCCTGGGCCTCCAGGAATAGTAGCTTGTATTGTATTTACAGAGGAAGATTTCCCACAGGGAACATGAATTGTATTACTTGGACTAACCTGAGTGGTAGTAGACCTGTTAAATTCATCCATGTATACTATACCAAGCTCATAACCTCTATTGCTGTGTAGGCTATAGTTATTAGAAATTTCCTGATAATTACCCTCAGAAGCGTTAACTTGATAAAACTCATAAACAGTCTGAGTAGGTGTATTTATGTCGTCAACAAAAACCACTGCAGGTAACTGAAGCTGTATAACGTCACTACCTGAAGTGCTTATTATTTCAATAGGCTGTCCCACTCCAGATATTCCACTTTCAATTTTAGTTACAGTCCCTGAAGCCGTTGTCAGCTGGCTAGGTATAGAGCAATTGAATATGTCAGTTACCGTCAATCCGTTGCATGCAGTTGCCATCGGCTGAATATTAGCAGCCGTTCCTATAAAAGCCACAAAAGCTGAATCATTTGCTAAGGCATGAACGCTATCAAAATTTCCATTTAAAACGTAATCAATTGTAAAAATACTAGACACCGTTGTCTCAGAAGGCAAAGGAGCTTGCCCTTGAAAAGAAGAATGTAAAAACTGAATAGTAACATTTATCCTAGATCCATTCAATAAAGCTACTCCACTTAAGTCTATAGCTACAACAGACTCAGGCACAGTTACAGACCCTCCAGATATAGTGTAGTTTCCACTTAAATTAGTTACATCAATTTCACTTAATCCAACATCTTCAGACATTAAATCCGCTGTATATGTAAAGTCAACCGGAACTCCAAGTTTATCAGTAAGATTATAGCCTTCTATATAGTTACCATAAACCAGCCTGTTACCCATCAATGTCTGCGCTTGAGCGGTTCTAGGTACGTTATCGTATGATCTCAATATCTCATACTCAGGAAGTACTGTAAATATTTTTTGAGTTCCAAATTCATAGGTAAGATCATTATCATTACCTGTATTTTGATTGGCTTTATCTATTCTTTCGATAACCTTAATAGTTGGGTCATCCATCTCCTTGAAGAGCAACTCTATAGCAACAACTAAAGGCCCTCCAGTATTGTACGTTATTTGTACTCCGTTTTTAGAGTTACTCATCCCTTCATTCAGGAAGCTATCATAACTAAAAGTATAAGCCTCTGGAGTAAAAGCAGGGTCACTAAATTGTGAGGTTGCCGAAAACTCTCCATTTTGATATTCATATCTATAAGCAAAGCATACAAACCTCTCCTCTAAAAAATTGTTTTGCGTTGGCAAAGCAAGAGCTGTTATTATAGGTGCAGATGCCGGTGGTTTTTTTATAACCAAAATACTCTCTGCAGTAAAATTATCTATATATGACATGTCTAAATATTAATGGTGTAAGTTACAGTATCAACTAAAGTTATTCCTGTATATGTAATCTGACCTAATGATTCTGGAGTCAAAACAGTTCCAGTAGAATCTACATATGTATTCCCGGGGTTATAACTAACCTCCCAAGTTCCACTAGTTGCGTTGTTCCCGGTAATTGTTCCCGAAAAACTTCCCGATCCTGGATTACTAATACCACTCGTGTTTATCATAGTAAACTCTCCAGCTCCTGTAGAAGGAAGATACGTGAAAGAAGTTAAAGCAAAGTTATTTGAATTATTAAGTCCTTGTATGCCAAACCCCTTACTTCTTGTTAGCGTACCTAATGTATAACAATCAGTCCCCGGCAATGGAATCTGAGTAACAGTAGGAGCTACTCCAGTGCCAATTGCTCCAACTGGATTAGGACAAGGAGACAAAGTGCCTTGATCAAATCCTATTGTTTCTATGCCGCCCTGAACCGTCGATCCTGCTGTAAAATACCACACAGGAATAGGAGCTACTGTACCTGCATCAGACGGAATACTATAAAGGTTGTTTATGTTTATGAATCTAGGAGGATTAAAATCATCCGTAAAAAACAATAAGTTTGAAACTAAATTCACTCCCGTTATTAAATGCTCAGGGTTAAAGTTTAGTGTAGTTAAAATTCCACTGCCATCATCAATGCTTATTACATGGTAATTTACTTGACCCGTAGTTGTCGTAAAAGAAACTATCATGTCGCATTTTCCAGTATCTCCTAACAGGAAAGCTGGATCATGAACAAACCAGTATATAGTCTCATTAGCTCCGTCCTCGTAAACACCCAGTGTTCTAGCGCTTGAACTTAACGCCAACTCAGTTAAAGTTGTAGGATCAGTAAATATTAAAGAAGTAAGTACAGTATTACCCTTTGAGCTTTCCACAGAACCTATCTCCGAAGCCTCCGTAGAGCCCAATCGAACATTCAAAGCATCTATATACTCACCTTTGGGTATAAGCCTTTCGTCAAGGCTCTTGTTCATTCGCCCTCTAATAAAATTTCTTTGATATTTTCCCATCTTATTTAATCCACTTATTCTGTCCTCTCATGCTCATGATAAGTCTACTTGGATGAATATTGCTTAATCTAATTTTTGCGTTTCTTAAAAGAGCAGCTTTGTTTTTTCTAGCTCTATTTATAATATACTCCTGCACATTAAATTTACTATTTAAAATAGCATAAGTTATGTATGCGTATATATACTCTTCAAACATTTTATTTACAGTAACTAAAGAATCATCTCCATTCTCCATACCATCAGATATGTATTGTAATATACAACTCTGATTAGCCATAGTAGAATCAAAATTAATAACTCCAGCCTTCTTGTCTATAGTAAATGTTGGATTAATATTGGCTGTCTCTGTATTTAAACCATATCTAGCCCCTATTCCTGATCTGAATAAGTCGCTATCGTAGTTATTGACCTCTGGAGTTACATCCTCATCTATAACATCGTTAAGATAAATACTCCTTAAGCTTCCGTCTAGTCTTTGAGTGTCAATAGCAGAAGTCTCTGTATTTACATTATCACTAGCGTCATAAGTAAATGATGCAGTCGCCGTTTGAATATAAGAAACAGCAGATTGAACCTGTATGTTTTCCGTAAGATCTCTAACCACACCATCCTTAAACAAGGACAGTTTAACCCAATTTACATAATCGGATGGTAAAACAAATCTTAGGTCGTCATAAACGGTAAGCTCTAAAGATTTTATTTCTTTGAATGCATCATAATTTAATTCTTGTATACCTCGCTTTGCGTGAAATAATATTTTGTATCTATTCTCGTTATTAATTAAAGAATGATTTCCATCATACATCAATAGGAAGTTAGTCACTACATCAGCCAAGCTAACATACTGAGATGAACCCCAGTTTGAATCTGTAGGTGCAACTCCATCATTAGTGTAATATTTTTTTTGATCTATATATGCCATGCCTATTGCTGTTGATTTTCTATTTGTTCTTCCATTTGACCGAACTTAACTACGTCTCCCTCTCTGATTGACATCCCTGCATATTGTAATATCTTAGCTACTAAGTTATTACTGTCATCTATAGGTAACTCAAAGTCTCGATAATCTGTCTGACTCTGATCAAATAATGGATCACCATTAGATATAGTTGCGTAAGTCCATTTTGGATCTAAAGGGTATCTAATATATTGTGCCTGAATATCTCCCACTGTATTATATGTTACTGGAAATATAGATATATTATTACCCTCTTGAGTATACGCAGGATATGCTACAGACGGAGCTGTTAAAAGAGAGCTATTTAAAAGTGTTATTTTACTATTGCTTACTTGTTCAGCTTCCCCCTTGTAAATACCAGCGGAAGAACATAAAACTTTATTTAATAAATAATAATCTGATCCAGTACTAGCTGTAGTCGGGACAGAAAATACATTTAGTGCTATTTGCGCTAAAGGCGCTGTTACTGAAAAAGTATCTATTACTTCTTCTATTCCTTTTTTAATATCCGCATATTCAGTTCCTGAAACGCGAGAATTTTCTTTATTAATTTGTTGATTATATGAATAAAAATATTCGTCAAATATATCCAACTGAGCTTGCTTTGCAAAAAGGTTAAAATCTGATGGAGATATGTAACCGTAGTTGTTTTTATTTATAATCGCTAAAACTGTATTTCGTACAGAATTTATCATTGCTACTTATTTTAAACAAAGATAAGCAAAAAAAAAAGAGGTCAATTAAAATTGACCCCTCTTGTTTTTATGTATTAACTATATTAAAGTTAAGACCATGTTAATCCTGTTATTTCAATTGGAGGCGCTAATAAAGGAGCAGCATTAGTATAAGAAGTGCTCATTAAAGTT